CGGCAGTCGCGCCGTGATGACCTTTATCCGCGCCAACCGCGAAACTCTCAAGCAAGAATTAACTTAACAGGAGCAAAAATGGCCTATCAAACCGGAACCGCGCAACATGAACGCGATTTGTTAAATCGGTTGCATCTCTTTTTGACCACAGACGCCACCTTGGTGGCAAATGGGCAAACATGGGAAATGCTTGCCGAGCGTAATATTGAGGCAACCGCCACTGAGGTGGCGCGCCGTCAAATTGTGTGGCAATCCAAAAACACCGGCAATGAGCAAACCCTGTATGTAATGGCCGAAACAGCCAATAATGTTGGCGTGGATACCTACAACATTAATTTGTACGGTGGCACCTTTTTTAATCCGGCACTGGCAGACGCGCAAGGCTTGTTATCGGGCATGATCAACCCGTCTTTTGGGGTGGTGATTTTTGCCGATGCGCGCCCGTTTTTTTACCATTTTGTTGCCGATGGACGCTGCTTTAAGGTAGTCACTCGCGTCGGCGGTGTGTGCTCTACTGCCTATGCCGGCTTTATCCTGCCGACCGTACTGCCGACAGAATACCCTTATCCCTTGTGTATCGCAGGCTCTGCGCCGACCAAAAGGCCAAAAGATAATCAATACAACCCGATATTAGTGCGCTACTCAGACCAGCGAGAGTATTGTACCTCCATCGCCGACCCCTTGATGGGTAACTGTTGGTTACTCACGCCGGATCAGAGCTGGCGCGATTTTGGCGGGTCGGCTTTTGGGCGATATAGCAATGATTCCGGTAAACAACTGTTATATCCGGCGGCTATCAAAGTCTATCAATCCAGAGATAGCTGGACGACGTTACTGAGACTAACTGCCTCTCCGGGTGGGACATACCCGCTCTATCCTATTGAGTTTATGAGTTTTGACGATAGTACCCAAGGCATTAATCGTTGGGGGATGTATGACGGCGTGTATTGGTTGCCGGGCGTTCAGCGAGCAACAGGAGATTTGGTCACCCTGCCTAATGGGCACAAAGGATTGGTATGTAATAACGGCTTCCGGGTTGAGACTACGGATTATTTTGTGATTGATTTAGGAGTGTAATGATGGCCTATCAAACCGGCACGGCGGACAACATCGCCGACCTATTAAACAAGCTCAAAGGGTTTGCATCAGCCCAAGGTTGGACAATCAACAAACACCGCGACACGATGTTGTATTTAAGCCAAGGGGCAAATTATTGGGCGCTAGAGGTGCAAAACGATAAGTTGTATGTGATTGCCTGTACCGGCTTTGACGACAAAAAGGACTGTTTTGCGCAACCGGGTGCGGCGTGTAAACACAGCTACCAACAGACCAAAACCTGCGTCACGCATTTAAATGCCGGTGGCTTTGTCAGCTATGATTTTTTTGGCAACGCGCAATATTTGCACATGTGCGTGCAATATGTCAAAGGGCGCTTCCGCCATTTTGGTCTTGGCACGCTCAACAAAGAGGGGGATTACACCGGTGGTCAATATGCCTTTGGGACTTACATTGCCGAGGGATATGATCGCCGGCGGAATTACTTATCGCATGTCTATGGCATGTCTTCCGGGCATCGGTCATACGGTGCGGTGGTGCGTGCGGATAAATTAGCCAAGGATACCCGCACACCCTGGTATTTTGTGGGGTACAACCACAACGGTAACTATACCAACTTATACAATGATGAGCGAGGTTGTTATATGTTGACTAATGGACGAGCCAATAATACTCAACACCACCCCGAATGCCTCTTGTTAATTAACAGCCAAAGTAAGTTTGGCAATATGTTATTACCAGTCCCTAACGCGCCGATTGCGCATTGTAAAGACGACCTCTTCCGTCGCTTGGGGACGTTGCCTGACCGATATGAGTGCCGAATGCGCGGTGTCATCCCGCGTCAAATCCTCACCATTAATGATGAGCGTTGGATGATTGTGCCGGCTGTGCAATATCAATCGGCTGATGTTGACATTGCCCCGGATGGCGAAGAAAACTCGGGCGAATACGGTGTGGCATACCGCATTATTGAGTAACGATTATGGCAGAGATTAAGGCTTATTTAATCCGCCTGGGTGTACGCAAGTCATTATGGGCCGGCAATCCTAAAGGCATTGTGACGCAACGATTGCCTCATGTGCGATTAGTGGTACGGCCACCTATCATTAATGGCAAGCTGACTAATCGCCTACTCCCCGACTTAATCCAAACGGTGCCGGCGTATGTCATCCCCAATTATTACGATACGTTATACAACCGGATATGGGTGATTCCGCCGGTGGTTAATTTGGGGTCAATCTCGACCGACCAAACCTTTAAAGCCAAAATTTGGAACGCCTTTAAAAGTGCGGTCACATTGCAGTCCGTTACGGTTGTCGGTGGTGAGGGGATTACCCTTACCGGGCAAAATGAGGGCGTATTTAATCCGCTTGCCCTTAAATCCTGGACAGTTAATGTCAGTATGCAAGGCACACCAACGATTGATTGTTTGGTGACGTTCCGGTTTGCCAACCACAAACCGGTCACCTTGCATATCATCGGCAGTCGCTCGACCGATTGGGCGTTTATGCCGGACTGGTCAGAGCCGGTCACGGAAAATCTAGAGTGGTTGACCCGGGTATATCAATCGGTCAGCGCCGCGGAACAACGCGTTGCCCGTCGTTTAAGTCCGCGCCGCACCTTTGAGTTTAGGGTCAGTTTGAGCGAGCGAGCCCGACAACAGTTTGAGGCGATGTTGTATGCCTACGGCGCACGAGTATGGTCAATGCCGGTGTTTACCGATGCGGCGTATTTACAACAATCTGCCTCACAAGGGGCGAGATTGCTGAATATCCGCACTGCCGGTTATGACTTTACAGACGGTGGGCGTGCCCTGTTGGTGAGCGGACAACACAAAGAGATGATTGATATCCTCACGGTTGAGCCAAATAAGCTCACGCTACAACGTCCGATTGCGAGAGATTTTGACCGCACGTTGACGACGGTGTACCCCTTACGTGCCGCCGTCTTAACCGATATGCCGCAGATGCGCCATCTCAGTGATAACGTCTCTACTGCGCAAATCCGCTTGCAAGTGCATGAGCATAATGAGTGGTCGGATGATATCAGTCACCTGCCGACATATCGCAAACATCCGGTATTGGAGCCGACCTCCGAGTGGTCGGAAGACATCACGGCACAATATACCCGGCTGATTAAGACCTTGGATAACGAGACGGGGTTGCCGTATTACTTGGATACAGCCCACAAAGCCATGCAAATCCTCTCGCACCGCTTTGTAGTCGCCGACCGTGAAGCACAACGTAAGCTGCGCAACCTGTTTTACTATCTGCGTGGGCGACAACGGGCGATTTGGGTGGCAACAGCAAGCACTGACTTAACGCCCAAGAGCAATGTCACCGGCAACTATTTGGAAATTTCGCACATCAATTACAGTGCCCTCAAAGGGCAAATCGGACGGCAAGATGTACGGATTGAGTGTGCGGGCGGACAGATTTTTTATCGCCGTATTAAATCGGTCAGTGTTATCGATGCCGAGACGGAGCGGTTGTTTTTAGATGGTGAGCCACTGGATATTCGCCTGCCGACCATCCTCAAAATCTCCTTTTTGACCCTCTCCCGCCTTGAAAGCGATACCGTCTCTTGGGTGCATCATACCGATGCGGACGGTGCGGCCACGGTGACCGTGAGCTTCCGCGGCGTGCGAGATGATTTGGAGACCCCGCCTTAAAGCGTATTTAAGTGCGGTTTAAATCCCATTTAAACAGGAGAGCGCATGAGCTATTTAAACAAAATCCATTCTATCGCCGAGGGTCAACCGGTTGACTTGTATCAGTTTACCTTGGGCAAAGACGAAAAAATTTGGCGTTATTGCAACGCCGATAAAGACCTCGTGATTAATGGCGAGACCTGGACTGCCGTGGCCGTTATGGATGACCAGGCAGATGGTGACGGCAGGCTAAGTGTTAGGCTACCCAGTGATAATCCGGTGGCTCGCTTATATCGGGGGCTCCCACCAAGCCACACCATCAAATTGACCGTGATGCGCTTAAGTTGGGGCGACCCGGAAATCCGCATTGTATGGATTGGCACGATTATTGAGGCTAACCGCCCGGATATCCATATGACACAACTGGTAACCGCTGCCTTATCAGAGACCATGGACAATGCCGGGTTGCGTCTGACCTGGGGGCGTAATTGCCCTTATACCCTCTATGATACCGACTGCAAGGTTGAGTCGGCACGCTTTGTGGTTGAGGGGGTGCACATTGAGTCCATGGACGGTGTCAGCATTACCGTCGGTCTGCCGACAGGATTACCCGAGGGGTGGTTTAAGGCGGGCTTTATTGAGTGGGTAACAGATGGGATACGGGATGTGCGTGCAGTGACCGTTCATCAAAATAATAAGCTGTTTTTGATGGGGGGCACGCAAAAATTATCGGTCGGGATGGTGATTAAGGTGTATCCCGGTTGTGATGGCCGGGCGGAGACCTGCCTTGGCAAATTTAACAATATGCTTAATTTTGGCGGCATACCGAACCTGCCAATTAAGTCACCTTACGATGGTTCACGGATTTTCTAGGAGTATTTATGTTTGGTGCGTTTGCGTGGGCGACCGTTAAATTTATTGCCACAATGGTGGCCAGTTACTTAATTAATCAAGCGTTTGCCCGCAAAAATAATGCCCACGGCCCAGAAGCCGTGAGTGAAAAAGATTGGAATTTTCCGCAGGTCGCTGAGGGCACGCCACAGTGCGTGTTTTTTGGCGATTGCTGGACAGAGGATTGGCAAGTGTTGGCGTATGGTAACTACCGTACAACCGAGATCAAAAAATAAGGAGAGGTCATGGAGACACTGATTATTACCATGCAGGATATGCGCCGAGTGGATTTTTGTGCGGCCGGTGTAGAGGCGTTTTTTGTCCGTCAAGGATTGGACTACGCTGATTTTTTGGCTAATGGCATCAGCGCAGAACGCTTTTTGGCGACAGGCAGTGTATTTGCCCGCAAATGCGTTAACGCGGCGATTGCCGCACGCAAGGAGCGTGACTAATGGGTGGCGGTGGCAAAAAACGAAAACCGGTAACCGTTGGGTATCGTTATTATTGGGATATTCAAAGTGGGCTTGGGCGTGGGCCGGTTGATGAGATTGTCGAGATACGGGCGGATGACAAAACCGCCTATGTGGGCAATCCGGGTGAACTCACCCACTCACAGGCCATTTATATCAACAAGCCCAAATTGTTTGGCGGTGAGGATACCGGTGGCGAGGGAGGTATTCAGGGTCGCATGGAGATTTTAATGGGCGAGCCTGACCAACAGCCAACCCAAATGCTCATTAATCTGCTTAAGTCCGACAATACCAACCATCCACAGACACGACCGGATTACGGCAACAGTTTTATCGGGCGGTTAGCGGACAAAATGAGTTCTCAAGGACGTAATAATTATAAAGCGCCAAACGCCGGAGATGGCTCGGTAACGCCCGGTCAAGTGGATAAGGGTGACCGCATCCCCGGCTTTCGAGGGATTGTGACAACGGTCTTTAGTGGCTTGGTGTCTTGTTACAGCGCCTATCCCAAAAAACACAGTTATCGTGTGCGCCGCACCCACAAAGGCTGGCACGGAGATGTTGTGTGGTACCCGGGAAAAGCCAAAATCCTGATGCGCAACGATAACCTCAAAATCTCAGGCTTGACCGCCGCGCAGGAAGAAAACGTGCGCCAAATCCACGCCATGAATCCGGCGCATATCCTCGTGGAGTGCGCCACCAATAAGAGTTGGGGCGGTAAAAAGAGCCTCGATGACCTCGACTTGGAGAGCTACAAAAAGGCGGCAGATACGCTTTATGCTGAGGGCTTTGGTTTATGCATCCGCTACAACCGGCAGACCTCCATCAAGGAGTTTATACGCCAGGTGATTGACCATATTGGGGCGACCCAATATGACAACGTGGAGACCGGTAAACAGGCCATCCGACTTATCCGCCAAGATTACAAGCCGGATGAATTACCCCTCTATGATTACGACAGCGGGATTTTGCGGGTGCAAGATGACGACAGTGCGGCCACCGATAAGATGGCTAATCAGATCATTGTCAAATACCGCGACCCGGTGACTAACCGGGAAGACCAAGCCATTGCCAATAACATTGCCTCCGTGCAATTACACGGGGTGATTAGCAAAACCGTGGAGTATAAGGGCGTGCCAACCTTTGATTTGGCCGCACGTCTTGCACAGCGTGACTTGGAGATGATTGCCAGTGGGCTTGCCCGCCTTAAAATCGTCTTTGATATGCGGGGTTCACAGCTCCGTCCGGGTGATGTCATCCGGGTGCATTTGCCGGAGCGGGATATTGTGGATGTGGTCTTCCGCGTGGCGACACTTAAGACCGGCAATGAGGGCGAGATTATCGCCACCTGTTTGCAAGATGTCTTTGGCTTACCTGCTGCTAATTACGCCACGCAAAAAGGCGAGTCATTGCACTCACCTGCGGATTACACCGCCAAACCGATTGCGCCGTCACGGCTTATTGAGATGCCGTATCATGTGATGCCGTTTATTTTGAGCGAGGCGGATATGGCATTTGTTAAGCCGACGGATTGCTTTATTTGGAGCTTAGGGGCGCAGCCGACCTCGTTAGCTATCAATTATGAGATGGCCGTCAATGCCGGCGGTGGCTATATCTCCGCAACAAGAGGATCGTTCACGCCGTTTGTCCGCTTAGAGGGGGAGATTACGCCTTATCAAACCCAACTCAAATTTGCACTTGAGGGGGATTACCCGGCGCTAAACAGTGCGTATGCGCTGATGATTAACGAGGAGATCGTCAAGATTGAGTCGGTGGATTTTTCTGCCGGCACGATGATTGTTGGCCGTGGTTGTGCGGACACGATCCCACAAGGACACAAAGCCGGTGCGATTGCTTGGTGCTATCTGTTGGGTGCCGGTATCAATGAGATCAAATATACCGCCGGTGAGCATCTTAAGGTCAAGTTGCTGACGCATACCGCTCAACAAACCTTAGATGCGAGCAAAGCGCCGGAACTTACTATGACAACCCGACAACGGCAAGCGCGCCCTTATCCCCCGGGCAAAGTGCAGATTAACGGTATTTATGGCAACAAAATTACAGATAGCAGCGCCTTTAAGCTCACTTGGGCGCACCGTGACCGTGATGTCCAAGCGGATAAATTGATTCCGCACACTGACGGGAGTACATCGCAAGATAAGGCGGTGAGCTACAAAGTGGACTTAATGGACGGCGACACGCTGGTGCGCTCTATTACAACCACAGGGACAGAGTTTGTCTATCCGGATGCCAAGCGCAAAGCCGGTGAGCAATTTAGCCGGGTGGCGTTGTATAGCGTCAAAGGCGGGCTAACGAGCCTACAACGTTATCTCTTTGAGATTGGAGGGGTGATGACGTCTTTGTACAAATTTAATTACCAAGCCAAATTTAGCAAGGGGGATGAGTACCTTAATCGCTACAACGATGGGTATTTTGGCGGTAAGGGTTATTTTATGCTGAGCGGTGATGTTGATCCCTCCACCGAGATTTATAAGGATTACCCGGTGGCACCCGGCAAATTTTCGCGCTTTGTGTTGGATTACAAAGTCCTCACATACTATCAGCGCCGAGGCAAATGTAAGGTCTTGGTGCAACTGCTTGCCGGCAAAAATGTGGTGCGGACTTATGATTCCGGCTTGCTAGGCGATTATCCGGATGAGGCGTGGCGTGATCAACAAGTCACCGATACTTTGCCGGCTAACGTCAATGTCATCCGGTTTAAGATTGTGCCACAACCTCCTCTTGAGACTAATGCGCTCACATTTAGGGACATTACCATTAGAGTAGGATCGGACTAACAAACACCGCAAAAATCCACCGCACTTTGAAAGTGAAACCAACTTAAAAAGGAGTTTATGATGCAACATCACGTCACATTACGCAACGGCAACACAGGCACCATCGTCTATGAGAGCCCATTTGGTAAGCTATTAATCGTTGAGCATAACGGTGATGAGCTGCCACCGACCCATTGGCACAATGCAGATGGCTCATTTTACGCGGATGCACAAAGTCCGCTTGATGTAGTTGACATTAACCAAGGATAGATACAATGC